GTTCAACTAGAAGATTTATCACCACAAGCAAGGTCAGAAGTTGAGTGTCTTGCACAGAACATGTATTTCGAAGCCGGTCTAGAACCAAGACTCGGCCAAATTGCCGTAGCATTTGTTACACACAATAGAATGCAATCTGGAGTTTTTCCAGACACATATTGTGGCGTAGTAAAACAAAAAGTCGGCACAGTTTGTCAGTTCTCATGGGTATGTGAAAATCGTCCAAAGGATATGATGAGAAAAGGACTCTTGACAATTGAGAACAATTCGTTGTATAATAGTGTAACTGAACTAGCGTTGTCGTTCTATCTTTATACTGAAAAGTTCAAAGACCCAACCAGAGGTGCTTTATTTTTTCATGCAGATTATGTGAAACCTGGTTGGAATAATATGAAGTATACAGCACAAATAGGTAGACATCTATTTTACAACAAGGTACACAGAAAGGCATCATGAGTATTTTATCAAGCAAAAAAGGAGATTGTTATGGAAAAAGGATTGAATAGTACAGTCACAATATCAATCACAGTGATTTTACTTTCAGTCATTGTTGCGATTTGTATCTATGGTTTAAACGACCGAAAACTTATGGCAGCAAATATTGAAAACGCTATTGCAAAAGGTATCGACCCATTGTCAGTAAGATGTTCTTATGCTCACAGTGACGATATCGTTTGTGTAGCACACGCCTCAACACGTAAATAAAAAAACGGGAGATATATTATGGATTTTGATAACGACACTCATAACTTTACAATTCGATTTGATTCAAATGATGGCAATAGAAGTCTTGAAATGAACTTTAGTGAATTGTTTCTTGATGACATTCTCAATCAAGTAAGAGATTTTCTAAGAGGTTGTGGTTACGAAATCGATGGACAGATTCAAGTTGTGCCTTCTGAACACGAAGATGTATATGTTGGAACAGATGACTATTTGGTATTGAATGATGCGCCCGACTTTAGTTTCGAAAATATTCCAAACAACAACTGGCCATTCAGTGCAACAATGAATGATACGATTCCACCGCAAGCAAAAGAACCTGTGACATTTGCAATGCCAGGCACGGTCGGTGGCGCAACTTATGATTTGCGATTTGGTAGCCCGAACGGTGCCTAATGCCTACTAAAGAGGAAATGCTAAAGTTTTCTTTGAGCATTGAACAACTGGTAGCCAATACAGATTACACATATCTTGAGGCTATCAGTGAACATTGCAAAGAGACTGGTTTGGAAGTTGAAGTTGCTGCTACTTTGATTACGCCAAATCTTAAAGCAAAAATTCAAGAACAAGCAGAAAGTTTGAACATGCTAAAAGGAAAAGGTAATCGTTTACCCATATGACTGGATATGAAGCCTTTTGTTTATTCAATTCTCTCAAACTTCACTTCAATTCCGATTCTTACGATTACTTTCGATATAATGGTAAGACTAATACGAGTATAGATGCTTTTGAGAATCGTAAAGACAAATATCATTATTACAAATTGAGTCGGCGATTCTCAAATGCTGAACAAGGTTGTGATTTCATCGTTGCTAATCTTGTGCATGATTCTAATGTTTGGATTGGACATCTATTGACAGAAGAATCAGACATTCAGTATCGGAAAAGACAAAAAGTAATTCAAGCACTGACATATCACTTTACAAATGAAGTTAAAGATTTTTTATTGGATGGTAATCCAAATGATAATCTGACGGTGTTAGATACTCAGTATCCTAAGTTATTACACAATATGTTACATGGTGATGTATCGATTGAAACGATTTGTGTATTGAATAGCATACTGAACTTTTTACCCAAGTGGGATGCGAAGATTGAAGATACGATTCACTTTCCTAAAATTAGCAGAACAATAAAGAAATACACTCCGTTCATAAATTTCGAACCAACGAAATATAAACTTATACTGAAAAAGGAATACGATGCGAATACAGAAAATTTACCTTGACATGGATGGTGTGTTGTCTGATTTCAATAAAAGATACAAAGAGATGTTCAAACGAGCAGCATCAAGCAGCCGTGAACGAGGTGAAAAACACGATGACAATTGGAATCGATTTGTAGAAGGTAGAAACTTTGAAACACTTGATTGGTATCCTGGTGGTAAAGAGTTATTGAAGTTTGTTCTCTCACTTGATATACCGATTGAGATTCTTTCATCGTCTGGTGGTAAAATGCATCATGAAGAAGTAAAGAAGCAAAAGAAAGTTTGGCTGAAACGTCATTACATTGACTTCAAGGCTAATATCGTGCCTGGTCGTCATCTCAAAGCAAATTATGCAAAGTCTGATGTCATTCTAATTGATGATACAACGGATGTAATTGATGACTTCAATCTTGCCGGCGGTATTGGCATTCTTCACAGAGATACGGCGAAAACGATAAAAATTGTGCAATCAGTTCTTGACGATACATATATAGAAGTATATAATGAATCATGTGGACAAGATGCACATACAACTTAATACACTAACTTATACGAGGTAATTACATGTCTGATTTTTCTAAACTCCGCAATAACCGCAACTCATTCGAGAAACTCACCAAAGCGGTTGAATCAATCAATACAAACACTGAATCTGGTTCAAAAGATGATGACCGCTTCTGGACACCAGAAGTTGACAAAGCAGGTAACGGCATGGCTGTTGTTCGTTTTCTTCCTGCTCCAGCAGTAGATGGTGATGAAGGACTTCCTTGGGTACGTATCTTTGACCATGGCTTTCAGGGTCCTGGTGGCTGGTACATTGAAAACTCTTTGACAACACTCAATCAAAAAGACCCCGTTTCGGAGCATAACTCTGTTTTGTGGAACTCAGGTATTGAAGCAAACAAAGAGATTGCACGTAAACAAAAACGCCGTTTACATTATATCACTAATGTTTACATTGTTTCTGACCCAAAAAATCCAGAAAATGAAGGACAGATTCGTCTTTACAAGTTTGGTAAGAAAATCTTTGATAAGATTACAGAAGCAATGAATCCAGAGTTTGAAGATGAAAAGGCAATCAATCCTTTTGATTTCTGGGAAGGTGCTAACTTCAAAATCAAGATTCGTCAAGTTGAAGGTTATCGCAACTATGACAAGTCTGAGTTTGATTCTCCTTCAGCATTGCTTGATGGTGATGATGCAAAACTTGAAGCACTCTGGAAAAAGCAACACTCACTCAAAGAGTTTCTTGATCCAAAGAACTTCAAATCTTATGATGTGCTAAAAGCAAAACTTGATAAAGTCTTGGGTCTTGATGGTGCTGCACCAGTATCAAAGACTAAGGCTATTGATGAGAACTTTGTTCCTAAACCATCAGCAGATATTGATGATGAAGAACTTGATTACTTCAAGTCTCTAGCAGAAGATTGATGATTGTAACGCCACCTTCGGGTGGCGTTTTTTTATTCAATAATTGGATGTTGTTCTATCAACTAAAAGATTTGTAGCATCAGCATTATATGCTGAACCAAGAGCAGAAGATGCTAATGCTGATGGCATAGAATTATTGACTGTCTGAGAATTATCAACGAAAGTAGGATTGCTCATAAACTCTCTTGTTACATCTCTCAACATATCCGCAAGTGCTGTTGAACCTTGCATCAATTTTCCACCCATCATTGTATCCAATGCAGTTATTTGTTTGTATGCAAGTGAAGCAACACTATCTGACATACTTGTTCTAGCTGCTGGCGCACCAGGTGCTGGACTTGGCTTTGGTCTTTCTGCCGATGCGATTCGTTCTTCAGGCATTCCTGCGATTGGTGTTCCAGTTGCGCCAGCAACCTTCATCAAAGAACGCTCATAATTTCCATATGCACCAGAAGCCATTTCAGACGCAGATGGATTTACCCATTTTTTGATTGCTAGTTGTAAGTCCATATTTCCGTATTTTCTGGACCATAAATCTCTCTGTGCTTCCCAGCCAGCTTGCCAATTAGGAAATCTCACAAATGTTCTTGTAACACCTTCATGCGTAATTGTTTCACCAGGAACACCCCCAAACTTTGCTTGTTCTGGATAAACTTCAGTCGAACTTTTTGCAATAATATTGCCTGGATTCATGTGTCTAAATCCAACCGTACCGGGTTTAGTTGAGCCTTCTCGTTTTGCTTGTTCTTCCATTAGTTGATTTTGTTGCGCTCTAGTCAAACTATTGAAAGTAACTTTTTTATCATAACTGTATGATGTAGCTCCTGCGGGAGTTGGTGAACCTTGTGCTTGCCTTTCAGCAAATCTTCTATCGAAGTCTGCACCAATATCCGCCGAATTCATTCGATTCAAAACAGATTGTGTATTACTTGTTCGTGCTTTTTTTTCTTCTATTTGTGTTCCTAATGAACCTATTTCTCCAATTAGTCTTTTTTCATATTCTGCTTTACTTGGAATATTAGCACCCTCATCAGCTTGAATATTCATTTGACCTGTTTTTCTAAAATATTCCAATTCATCTTCTTTTGCTTTTTTTATTTTTTCCATATCTTCTAATGAGCGTTCACTAGTCAGTGAACCATAAGCTGCCATAGCAGCAGATATTGCAGCAGCAACAGCCGCACCTTTTAGTCCTCCAACACCAGCAAAAGCGGCTAATGCACCAATGGTAACCATTCCCAAAACTTTACCTTGATTTTCTTTAAAGATATTATACACAAAACCGTACATATCTTTTATAACCGCTAATCCTAAGTCTTTGAAAAGATTCAATGCTGTTTCCATACCAGCAGCAATTTTATCTGTAGTTTTCTTAAACATTTTTTGAGTATCATCAATAAACGTACTCAATCTTCCGCCAGTAAGTCCGTCAAGTTCTTTATATAAACCAGATAAAGAATCTTTGATTGCACCTAAAGAATCACTTATGCCACCTCCTAATTTTGAGAAATCAAGTGCTTTATAAAGAGAGTAAAGTGCAAATCCAACAACACCAGCAAGAACAACTCCCATAAAACCCATATTGCCTAATGCACCTCCTAACACACCAAATATGCCACGAAATGCACCGCCAACTAAACTTCCAATTCCACCAAGTATAGAACCGATAATGCTTCCTGCGCCACTAAGCAAACTTCCCGCAGCACTTCCAATACCACCCAACATACCAAGTAAGTTGAAACCACCGCCAGCAGAAGATTTGCCTAAACCAGGCATACCTTTTCTTCCAGTGCTATACTTTGATTCATAAGCTGCTTCTCTTTGTCCCGCTCTTTCAAAATACTTTGCTGGTGTGCCTCCCCATATGCGAACTAGTTGCGCCATGTTACGGGCGATTGATGGTAAAGCCATTGAGTTTCTGGCACTGATTCTTGCATCACGTGCTATAGAACTAAGTGCTGTTGGAGAGGAACCTGCTTGTTGCGCCATCAATGAAGATGGTGAACGACTTGATGCCGTGGCTTGATAACCTTTTAGTTCAGGAAATAAAGCAGTCATAAGTCCTCCTCTGCTAAACAAAGCATTTCGAGGATCATATTTTTGCATATTCATTTGATTATACGCACCAGACAATGAAGTAATTACGCTTTTACCTGATTGTCTTTGGGCACGAACTAAGTCTGTAAATGAAGCCATTTTTTATCTCTTATTTGAAATCTTTTCTTGTTGCAATTTTTCGTTTTCTTCTTTTATGAAGTTTACTAACATCGTTACATAAACACTTTTTTCCCAAGGCAACATCTGTTCAATATCATAAAGACTATATTTGTGGTGTTGCATCAGAGCAAAGTTGGTATCAAAATAGTTTTTCAAATTATCATAACAAAACATTATACGAAAAAACTTTGTAGACCCTCTATCGTAATTTTTTCATCATAACCACATTTTGAACAATGAAAGTCTACATCCTTTTTGATTTTAGGCATAGTCTCAAAAAACTCTTGTATTTTGCTGAACTGTTCACGTGTCAAGTTCTCCACAAACTCAATGAGTTCTTTTTTAGAAACATCTTTAGAATAAAATATAGTTTCTTCAGTGTAAACACCATCAATACAAGCTATCAGAACATTCATAAGTTTATCAACTTCCGAACCCTCTTGTTTCTGTGCCTCTTCCACCATCTTGAAAGATGGATACTTGATTAGCAGACCCATTGTTGAACTCAGTGGAATTTGGTCAATTTTTTCTTTATGTACTTCTGGATGTATGTCGAGCAAATTCATTTCAAGTGTAACAATATTTCCACATTCTTTTTCTTCACCATCAGCGCCGACTTTGTTGTTACAGCGATAAGGCAATTCAACAACTTCGTTGACTGACCGGGCACGAAGATTCAGAAACAAAAACTCTATATCAGTGATTGGCAAATCATCTATATTCAAATCAGATAAACAACAATTTGTTAGTATCTGTTTCACTGCTAACAGAATAGAATCTGCTTCATTTGATTCCATTGCCATCAACAAAATTTTTTCTTCTTTGACAAGAAATGGTCGAAATTGAATTACTTTCTTTGTCAAAGGTAAAGTTAGTTCATAAATCGGTACATCTATTTTTGGTAACATAATATCCTCACGGTAAGATTATAGTGATAGAGCCCTTGCAGTACCTATTCCAAGTAGAGATGCTGCTGTAGCGCCAAGATTGTATTTTCCTTCATAAATCGTTTCGTATCTTTGATATGCAAACTGAATAGTCAAACGATGAAAGCCTTCTTCTCCCCAACTGAGAGGTTGTGCTGCAACACCTATTGGAAATGCGTCAATTAGATTCACTGCATATATTTGCTTGATAAGGTCATCAAATTGTGTTATTGTAATTTGTGTCAAGTATCTTGAATTGCTGCCTTTTGGGTAGCGCAAATTGTTTGTGTCTGTCGGCATGATTGCTTCCATCCAACGGTCAAATAATTTGCGTTCATAAAATTCATTCGTACAAAGAAATGTCAAAGATGTTTCCGCATACTGTGTCTGATAAGGAACTTTGAAAGTGGGACCATATATCTTAACATCTTCAGTTTGAATTGTTTTGCCAGGCAGTTCAGCAGTTTCACATTGCAAAGCAAGATATCTTGTCATTCCAGGGTTTGCACTTTTCTGTGCATCATTTTTTTGACCTAGAGCATTTCCTATTGCCTCTGATATTTCAGAAAATGCAGAATTAGGTAAGTTTAGAATTCTTTCAATGACAGAATTTTTTACATAATTACCAACATAACTAGGAATAGGAAGTATTACTTCATATCGACATGGACGAGCTAAACCGTCTTTGCCTTTAATGTTTGATAAAAATAGATTAGGTGAAAACGACATTAAAATTTATCCTCTGATTCTGACCAGACTTTACTTGCACTTGCTTTAGCAAATGATTCTACTGGTAACATGACGGCAATATCCCACTCATCTGCTGTAATTTCCAAAAAACGAGATTGTATGTGGCTAAACAAATATCGTTTTATGCAAGGCTTTGCTTGAGAGAAAACCTTCGTTGCTCTTGCTAGAAAATCATAACTGATTCTCAGCCTTGTTGTCTCATCATAATCACGGTTGTTTAATATGATACTAAGTTTATCTAATAGGACTATACGCTGCTTTGGGTGAATGTAATGTAAATTCAACCCTAGAAAACCGTCTGAGTATCGTTCTATTGGTATGACCAATGGGAACTTGTCGTAATATGGCAGCGTGTCCTTTGTCTTAGGATCATAATAATAAAAATACATACGGCCAATAAAAGACTTGTCTCGGAGTCTCATGCGGTCACGCATCAGTTCACCCTTTGTTGGTCTAAGACTTGGTATCTTTGTTCTTAGCCATTTACGAGCTTCACGTGTGCGTGGTTCATAGCCAGACTTTGCCAGCGACTCTTTAACTCTGTCTATTAATTTCTTAGCCATCGAGTATTTATCTTAGATGCCTAGATGTTTCTCTGTCAGAACAAGAAACTGCCAGCCGTGGTCTTTGCAGAACTCTTCGGCGGCGTGCCACTTGGCTTTGTTGACTTCGTATGTCATAGCTTCTTGGATAAACGTCTTTGTTTTGCGTTTCTGTGTGGGAGGCTTTGTCTGCTTTTCTGGTTTGACTTCAATAATATAAGTCATCACTTTACCATCATTTTTACGAATTTTGGCAATGAAGTCTGGAAAGTAACGATGCTTTCTTTTGTCAATGGGACTGTAATAAGGTATAGGTAACTCTTCCGAACCCCACCAAATGATGTTTGGATTCTCATCTAAATATCTCATTACCTTTATTTCCCACGTAGACCTGTAGATGATATTGGTAGCATCACCTTTGTATTTCTGCGGGTTTTTCGGTCTAAATCTTCCTTTGTTTGGCATAAATACTATCTAGTCAACCAACAGGAACTCTCATGGCATTTTTCGGTCTGTCAGAAATAAGATTCAATTACGATGAAACTCGTTCATTTGGTCCCCTTTCAGTATTAGATGCTACGAGTGGAGGATTCAAACAAAATTCCTTAAAGTATCCACTTGATGTAGGTAGTGCCGACAAAGGCCATTATATGATATTTTTTGTGCGTCAACAAAAAGAGACTCAGTTTTCTTCTGCATATCGTGGTGGTCAAGTCTTTGATTCAAATGCTGAAAGTGCTATTCAGGACCAATTGTCCAGAGGAGTTTCTGTTGCACGTGCAACAAATCCAAGCAAAGTAGTCAATTCTTTTGCTGATAAAATAAACAGAGAAGTTCAAAATGGAATTTCTGGTGTAGCACAAAAAATTGGCCAGTATGGAGGAAATGTAGGACAGAAAGTTCGTTCTGGTATTGAGGGATGGATAGGAACAAATACAACGTCAGCTTCAGTTCCTTTATATGGTAGTGAACAGAAAATAAACGACAATATTACAAGTTCAGTCAAAAGAATCACAGATAAAACACCTTTTGCATTTATCAATAAAACACAGTTGACAACTGATTCTATTGCACTATACATGCCCGACACAATTCAGTTTGATAGTCGCCAATCGTATGATGGTTTATCTCCGGGCAAAGAACTTTTAGGACAAGCACTTGTTGCTTTACCTGGTTTAGTTGATACTTATAGAAATGCTGCTCCAGGAACTGGTGGTAGAGCTGCTTTAGAAGCAATCAAAAAAACAGGAGCTTTGCAAGCACTTGGTGAAAGAGTGATTGGTGGAACAACTGGTGCCACAGATACAACTCGTCTAGGTGTTTTTGGCGTAACAGGTCGAGTAGTCAACCCTATGTTGGAATTGATTTACAACTCACCAGATTTTCGTCAATTTCAATTTGAGTTTTTCTTTTGGCCACGTGACGAAAGAGAAGCACTGGAAGTTCAAAAGATTATTGAACGTTTTCGTTTTCATCAGGCCCCAGAGCTAGAAAAGATTTCAGGTAAACAATCTGGTCTTTTGATACCACCATCGGAGTTCGACATTCAGTTTTTCTATGCAGGGCGCCAGAATCCAAACATTCCTCCAATTGCTTCATGTGTGTTAGAAAACATTCAAGTGAACTACACACCAAGAGGATGGGCAGCATATGAAGTTCCTGGTGAAAATAATCCCGATATAGGTCGCACAGGTATGCCAGTCGGTATTCAATTGACTCTTCAGTTCAGAGAAACAACTTATGTTACCAAAGAAGATTTTACTTCCGCTCAAGGTTACGGTTCAACAAAAGTAGATGTTGAACAATTGAAAACCCAAAACGGAGGAATTTTTTCTAAAAAATAATAAAAAATGGCAAACTATTTCAATTTTTTTCCAGCAACATTTTATAAGGTCGATGAGAGTGTCAATGCACTTGATGTTGTAACAAACATCACTTCAAGATTTGCATTTGAATCTTCACTCAAAGAAAACTCTAATGTTTTCTATCCATACGAAATAAAAGACTCAGACACTCCAGAATCAATCGCATACAAACTTTATGGAAGTTCTGAAAGGCATTGGGTAGTTTTGGTATTCAATAATATTATTGATCCTCAGTATGATTGGCCAATGAGTTATTCCAATTTCATAGACTATGTAAACGAAAAATATTCTGCAAACGGAGCAGCAAATACCACAGTTCAAACTGGATTACAGTGGGCAAAAAGCGAAAACA